GGGTAGGAGACTCCTTAGAGGGGTGTATTGGCCTGTTTTCATCGCTTGCTCGGTTTGAACCTCGCGGCGTCGCCGACGGGCAAGGCGCTGCGGATCGCGGCGGCCCGCTTGTGCAGCGCTTGCTTTGTGATGCCATACATCTTGGCGATGACTGGCGCCGACAGACAACCGGGCAAGGCCAGCGCCCACCGGGTCAGCTCGACGTGCCGGCGAAATCGGAAGTTGTCGGTATAGGCCAGCGCGTCGACGAAGGACTTGAGCATGAGGCCGACGTGCTCGCGAGAGATGAACGCATCGGTCTCGACACGCGGCTCCTCGGGCTTGGTCGCCCATGCCTGATGGTTGGGGTTGATCTCGAAGACGTGACGAGGCTGAACCATCTCGCGGTAAGGGATGACGTTCGCGTCCCGCATTTGTTCCTGCTGCCGCTTGGGCAGGGAATAGAACCAGCGATCGAAGGAGCGAGCGTCGGAGCGAGGGGCCGAGAGGTCGTTCAGTTGATGCCTGGACACGTGTCATAGGTTCAAGGGATTTGCGGGCGGTGCAACCCTGCAAAGGTTTTGCCACTTGGCGCTGACGACGTCGAAGGCGATGAGGTTATGCTCACGCATCCGGCGGATCAGGGAGTCAGGCTTACGGCCCTTGAGATTCTGGTCGGCGACCAGTCTTCCCTTTATGTCCTGCATCGTGAGCTCAGCCGGCCAAGTGGCGACCAGGGCGGCGAGTCTGGTGAGGCGGTCGGCGTGGGTCTTCCTGCTGGCCTCGGTGCCGGCCTTGGATCGTGCAAGCATGGCCTCGCGGTTGGCTGCCCACCTAGCGCGCATGGCCAACTTGCCCGGGATAGACCAACGCGGCCCGAGACGTCTGGACTTCCTAGGCATGGGACTCGACCCGGGCGGTCTGACTTGGCTGGTTGCTTTCGTTCACCGCGAACGCCCTGCCCCCAAGGCAGGGTTGAGTGAGCGTAGTGAACGTGATGTATGTATGTACCCCGTAAGGGGTACTACTACATCTATGCTTTCTCCTAGGCTTTCTCCACGGGGTGGGGTGGGGAGGTGGGAGGGGTCGCATTTGGCTTGTGAGGCGTTTTAGTCCGTGAAGGCGGTGAGGGTATGCCCTCAGTAGTCCGAACGCCTTGGCGACCCCTTGGCGGGGCTGTAATCGCTATCCTTAGGGGGAGGGGTGGGTGCAAACGAGCGTACCCAGCGGATTTCGCCCTGCTTGGGAGAATGTCGGATGTAAATCTGTCCCGAGGGCTGGGTATTGATGTCCGTGAGGCCGGCCCTGCCGCGGCGCTTAGTCAGGGCGAGGCGGTAGATCGGTTCGTCACCTTGGCAGCGGACGAGGGTGGCGACCTCGCGGGCCCAGTTGGTAATCTCGGAGGAGCCGAACATTTGATAGGCTAGGTCTGCGGTCGTCTGGCCTTCGCTGTCGGCCTTTGACTTCGGCTTCCCGGTGTGGTGCATGAAGACGATGATGACGCCCGTCTCGTCGAGGATTGGCTGAATGACGTGGCGGAGGAATGCGGAGGCCTCGGAGGTCTCGGAGAGGTCGCATCCCGAGTAGGCCATGAGAGGGTCGACGAAGACAATGTCGGCCCGGTGCTCGGTGATCAGGCGGCGCAGCACCTTGCCGAACTCGGGGCCGGTGGCGACGGACTCGCGGAAGATAGCCAGGTTGTCGGCGATGAGGCCGCGCTCAGCTGAGTCAAAGCCGAGGCCGTTGCAAATGTCCTGAAAGCTCTCGCTCATGTCCCCTAAATCGTTCTCGGCTTGGATCACCAGCGAGCGCAGGGGTCGCTCGACCTTGATGCCGAAGAAGTCCTTCCCGAGCGTCCACGACAGGCAGGCCTGCATGAGGAGGGCGGACTTGCCGGTGCCCGCCTGACCAGCGAGGACGAGGGAGGAGCCGCGGCACAGCCAGCGGTTCCCGATTAGGTTGTAGGGGTCAGCCTTGCGGTCGAAGGAGAGGAGGTTTGCGATGGGCATCCTTGCGGGGCCGTCCTTGCGCTTGGAGATGCCGGCGATGGACTTGAACTCGCCCTCGGCGTATGCGAGGAGGGAGTCCGGGTCGGCGTTGCCATCGGCGACGGCCTTCTGGATGCGTAGATTGACCGAGGCTATTCTACGCAACCTAGCGGTGATTACGACCTGCTCGGCCCATGCGGGATTAGCCGCAGAGAAGCCGACGGCGGTCGTCATGTCGTTGACCGTGATATGGTCGGCCACGGCGCCGGCGTCGCGGAGGGCGGTCGTGACGGTGACCTCGTCGGGGGTAATGCCCTGGGCGGAGAGGTCGAGGAGGGTCGTGGCAATCTCCTGGTGCTTGGGCTCGAAGAAGTCGGAGGGCATGATGCCCTCGGGGAAGGTTGCGCCGTCGCGGATCAGGCAGCCGAGGAAGTGTCGCTCGGCGTCGAGGTTAGAAGGGAGGGTCATGTGGGGGAAGGGGGTGATGCCCGCCCCCGTGCCTTGCGTCAAGACCTTTGCTTTTTGGTCTTCTTACGGGCTGGGCCGTAATAGGGAGCACGGCGCACGAACTTGCCCGTGTTGCGGCGCAGCTCGATGCGCTCGAGGATGCCGGCCTTGACGCCCTCGCCGAGGTAGCGCTTGGCGCACGAGCGTTTGCACTTCCAGCGGGCTTCCCAGTAGTCAATGGGATGGAAACCGGGCGGGGGCTGCTCGGCTTGCTTCTGGATCTCGGAGACGATGGCGTCGAGGATAGCGTCCTTGACCCGGTGGTTCGCGACTACGCTGGTGCCTTGGGCCATTAGGTGCGGGGGGTGAAGTGACGCAGGCCAGTCTGCCAGACCCAGCGCTTGCCGACCTTGTGGACGAGCCAAGCCTTCCAATCGTCGCCGTCGACCCAGCCGGCCACGAAGCCGGAGCCCCAGCGGGCGGTGGCTAGGCGGTGGGATGCGTATCCCATCGCTTCCTTCTGGCATAGGCATCCGGCGCTAAAGGCGTTCCCGCTGCCGTGCTGGGTTAGGGCGATGCTGGCGAGGGTGTGGGTGTGCCCGTGGACTAGGCCGCCGCCATGGACGGCGTAATGTAGGCCCTGCTTCGCCGTGGCTGTCTCGCTATGGGCAAATCCATGGATGAACGCCACCTTGCCTAGGCGGTAAACCCCGAGGTCGGCGTGCCAGGGCAGGATGACCTTGGCGCCCGCTTGCTTAGCGGTGCGGTTGATGGTGTCCTTGATATCTTGGCAATAGTCGCGGATAAGGGCCGAGCTCGACGACGCGATCAGGTTGTCCAGGCGGTGCTCGTGATTGCCCCAGAGGTAAACGGTCGGGCGGAAGCGCTTGAGGAAGTCCATGCCGGCCTCGAGGTCGGCCTTGAGGGACTCCCCGCTTTCCGCGTCAGAGGTGCCGACGCCCCGGCGCAAGGCGCGGAAGTCAAAGTGGTCGCCGCCGGCGATGCGGACGGTCGGCTTGTAATCCTTGCAGAACTCCCAGAGGGCGGCGAGGGCTTCGGGGTCGGCCATGTCGCCATGGGAGTCGGACGCGTAGACGAAGCGGATGGGTTCGCTCATACCTTTGCAAGCATCAGCCCGAGCTCGACGAGTCGGCGGTCGCGGTAAGCCCGGGCCTCGGCGATATCCTGGGGCGCACGTTCCCAGAGGGCGACGCGGCGGCGGTTAATGCGAAAGTAAAGGACGCCGTTGATGCGGGACAGGTAGCAGTCGGGGTTAGTCGGCTTGGCAAAGGCGGTCTCCTCGCGGAGGCGGCCCACGGTGTGCTTCGGGCATTTGAGCAGCCAAGACGCTCGCTCGATAGTCAGCCCCATGCCGACGGCCCAGACGGCTTGCTCGCGGCTTAGAGTTTCCATGCGCGGGCCATGCGCCGCCCCTCGGCCATAATGTCGTTACGGCTGTTCGGCTTGAAGCAGAGCTCGACGTCGAAGTCCACCTCGGCCCGGAGATCTAAGATTGACCAAGCCTCCTCGTCGTTCGCGGGGAGGATGCCGGCGGTCGAGATGTGGACGGTGCGGAGGTTCCAGTTGTATTCCTCCATGATGCGGCTGACGACCTTGTATTCGTTCAGGTAGCGCCAGTCAGAACAGATAACGGTCTCATGGGGCTCGCCGTCTGCGCTGACGAATGGCAGGTAGCGGGCGAGGTGCTCGGCGAAGACGTCGGGGTTTAGCGACCGGGCAAACCGACCCGTCGAGACTAGGAAGTCGCGGTTCTTGACCTTGAACTCCTCATTGAAGAAGTCTCCCTCGAGGTGCAGATAAGACAGCATGGCGTTCGCGCACTCCTTGAGGGGGTCGGCGAAGTTGACCTTTGCGGCCCGCTTGACAGACCACTCGAGGAGCCCGTTCGCGAGGGTATCCTTCCCGGCCCTGGAGAAGCCCGCGATCAGGACGAGGGTGGGGCGGCCTTCGACGATGCTCATTGGGCGGTTGCGTCGTACTGGCGGAGGATGCGGGACAGGCGCAGCGCCTTGCGGAACTGGCGGCCTGAGACGTTCAGCGCCTTGCGGAGGTGCCGGTGCTTCACGGTGCCGTCGGTGCGGAGGGCCTCGAGGCAGATCAGGGTGCGGGTCTGCTGGTCGCCCTTGCGGGCCTCGGCGACGAAGTCCTTTTCCATTAGAAGGGCGGGGCCTCCTGGCTGAGGTCGGGGGCGGGGGCGGCCTTGATAGAGCCCTTGGCAAACCCGAGTTTGTATTTGAACTGCGGCTTGCCCTGCCATTCGCCGTTAGGCTCGACGGTCACGGCGACGTCGATGGTCTGGCCGGCGGCGGGCTTGAGGTACTCGAGGAACTCGGCGGGGGTCGCGTCGAGGCGCAGCTCGGCGGTGTACTTGCCGGAGAACTTGCCGACGAGCATGGCGAGGGCCTTGCCGTACTTGGCCGAGTAGTTTTTCGAGAGGCAGTTCCCTTCGACGTCGACGAAGAAGATGCGGGCGGAGACGGTGCCGTCTTCCCAGGTCTTTACCTTCTCGAACTTGGGGGCAATCAGTTTCAGGCGGAAGTTGCCGGACTGCTCGATGGTCTTCAGCGGGGGGCGGTCGTTTGCGGGTTGGGTCATGTTGGTATTAGGCGAAGGTTATGGGGGCGGGGGCCTCGCTCGGGGCCTTGTTCAGGTCGAGCGTTTGGATCTCCTGAGAGTATCCGGGCCAGTCGTTCGACGCGAGGCAGGCCTTATAGGTCTCGAGGGCCTTGATTAAGTCGCTGTAGCCGTAGGCCATCAGGTCGGGGCCGAGCTCATAGACGGCGGTCTGGAGGGTTTCCTTCTCGACGCAGATGAAGCGGAAGCCCTGGACGTGCTCCTTAAAGCCGGCGGTATAGGCGGCCTTATAGAAGTTGGCTTGAAGGTTGTAGCGGTAGGCGCGGACGGCCTTGAGGAAGCCCGAGGGGGACGCGTCTTCGCACGTCTTGAGGTCGTACAGGTAGCCGTCGGTTTCGCCGACCGCGTCGATAGCGGCCTTGATGTTTACGTCCATGAACGAAGTCATGAACATAAACTCGGTCGCCTTGAACTTGAAGCCGTGCCGGTCAATGCAGCCGAGCGCAGCCGCCGCGATCTTGAGGGACTCCTCGGCCTCGTCGGCGCTGAGGACGGTCGTGCCAGGTTGAAGGCTGGCGCTAAATGCCTCGAAGGCCTGCTTGCCGTCCTTCGTGCGACGATCGCAGACCGGGGCGATGGCGAAGGCGGTCTCGGCCTTGGGCTTGTCCAGGACGAGGGCGTGGACGTAGGAGCCGACGCGGAGGGCCTTAGTCGTCTCGCGCTCGGCCATGACGTACTGACGGTAATGGGCCGGGGACTTGAGCAGTTCTTTCGAGCCGCTGTAGTTGAGGGCCTCAATGCCGTCGTAAATGACGCGGGCCGGGATGATGTGGGGGGGGATGTGTAGCATGGGTGTTTGTGGGAAAGGGTTAGAGGGCGTCGTCCTCGGCGGTGCTGTCCTCGAGGGCGAAGGTCACGGCCTTAGCGTGTTGCAGGGCCTCCTCGGCGAGGCGCTCACATTCCTCGAGCTGATTGCGGAGGCAACGCAGGGACACGACGGCGGCGTGGGCCCGGTCATAGAAGGCCTTCACGTCGTAGGCCTCCTCAAGGGAGTCGGGGTCGAGGCGGTCAATCTCCTCGCGGGCGAGGTCGGCACATTGGCTTACCCGGGTGTAGTCGCTGATCGTGTCGGCCCGGGCGGCACGGTCGGACAACTTGCCCAGGGCGTGGGCGGACTGCATCAGGAGGCCGCGGATATAGTCGTGGTTCGTCATGTTAAAAGGCGACCTCGGTGATGGTCTTCCCATCGGTGAAGAAGAAACGGACGTTTGACCGGGCGAGGCTCGGGAGGGTGTTGCGCTTCCAGTCGGCGAGGTTCGCGTCGAAGACCTTGCGGGACTTGGCGAAGACCTCGGCGAAGGGGATGCCGTCGAGGATGATTAGCAGGACGAAGGGGTAGCCGGCGGAGGCGGCGGCCTTCACGACACCAGAGGGAACGAGAAGCGGCTTGCGTACGGGCTTCATGGGACGATGCGGAGATGCTGGACGCACCAGATCAGGAGGCTAAGAAAAGACAGGGCAAAGATGATGCCCAGGAGGAAAGGGAACAGGAACTCGGGCCTCACTTGGTCAGGGGGCGGACGCCCGGGGCGGCGGAGGCGGGGGCCGAGAAGGCGGTCGGCTTGGAGGAGGAGGCGCCGTCGTCGTCGAGGTCGGTGGCGATGCCGCAAGCGGTCTGGATGGACTGGCGGCGGAGGTAGGTGATTGCGCTGCCGATCTGCTGCGGGGTCAGCCCTTCGGCCTTTACGGAGAGGCGGCCCGAGGGGAAGGTCGAGCCGTCCATGTGGCGGAAGGCGGTGAACACGGTCACCTTGCCCTCCTCGCTGTCGAGGGTCTGGACGATGGCGAGGCGGTGCTTCGCGGCGACGGCCTTGACGGTCTCGAGCACCTCGGCGAGCGAGGCGTAGCGGGACTTGAAGGCGGGGTTGACGCGGTCGGCGTGGACGTTGCCGACGTCGTTCAGGAAATTGACGAGGTCGGCGTTGGGGTTGTGGGGGGTGCTCATGGGTTTAGATTGGGCGGCGTTTGCCTTTAAGTCAGTCGGCCTTCGGCTTGTCGACGAGGGTCATCAGTTCCTCGCGGGCGATGCGCTGGAGGTCGCCGTTGATGATTGGGTTGTAGTACTCCTTGCCGTTGTAGACGGAGACCTTGAGGAGGCGGGCCAGACGGTTGTCGGGCAGGATGACGTACGACGTGCCCGGTACGGGGATGGGCGGGACGACGAGGTGCTTCGTCGTTTGTTCGTTAGAAGGTATGCGTTGTTTCATTAGGGCGAGAAAGGGAGGGGGCTGGCGGCGGACTTTTTTGAGTGATGAAAGCCAAAGCGGCCCTATGTGCCAGCCCCCAAAGGTCAGTTGATGGTGCCGCGGCGGGCGGCGTCCAGGATGAGGAGGGCGTCGGCGCTCCAGAGGGTGACGTCGACGGTGGGAAAGAGCTCAGCGGCCCGGGCCTTGAGTTTGTTCTTCCACGCGGTCGTGGTTAGGTCGCCCTTGGTTCCGCAGGTATGCGCCTTCTGCCAGATCGCGGGACGGACGCGGTGCATCTTCCAGCCGAGCGTGA